CAACTGTGTTGTCAATCGTTTTTGTCACATCATTCTTTTGAAAGTTAAAACTTCTGAGCGACAAGTTCGTAATCTTTTGGTCAGTGTTATTTCGGTTCCACAATTGACCCTCATAGATATATACTTTCGTGCATTTAGTATAAGCAAGTTCAGGAATTGTAATCGGATAATTCCCACCTTTATTGCCAAAAGTGAAATTAAAGACAGGACCTTTCTTTTGAAGCGTAAAATATCCAGTTGTTGAATTAAAGTACAGGTTTGGATTCGGCACTTTTCCGTCCCCGTGCCCCCCGTTATTCAGCTCTTGTCCTACTGGTCCAAATACTTTCCACGTTCTAGGGTGATTACCACCAATATAAAGCTGCGTTTGAAATGTATTACCTTTTGAATCATCTTTATATATCCCCATACCGCATAGAAGTTTATTATTATCATCTACAAACAAGACTTGTAATAATCCAGTTTGTCCCATTTTAGTAGCTTGAGCCCAGATATTAAAAGTAGATGTAAAGTTGGCGCTTCCAACATCTCCAACCGAATCAGCTGGAATTTTCCATTGTTGCATCGCACCCATTGCAAGATAAACGGTGCCACTTGGAGGCATTGGGCCGCCATCTTGGAACCGTAATCCATCTTGTTTCCATACTAAATTCCCAGCAGTCAATAGCTGACCATTTTGTGGATTTGGCACATCATTTGCGGTCATGAACTGCCCATCAAAGTTATTTTTCTGGCTGATAGACGAAGGATTTAGGAGCCACTGTGACTCAACTTTTGTTGTTTCTGTAGTGGTGGAGTTTGTGAGATACTGTTCCTGACTTCCCAAAGCAACCACGCCATTTTCACCAGCTAACCCAATATAAGCATTGTCTGATGTATGAGTAAACTTAAAGGTTGGATAAGCAGGTAAAGTCCCTTGATTATTGATTAAAACATCTACCGAATTATCATCATTGACTGTGATAGAACCATTCGCTCCCTCTGAATTATCAGCATTTAATTTTTGAGTATAACTTGAAATGGCAACGCCCGATGGAACAAGAAAGGTTAGAGTACCAGTTGCTCTGAGTGCCGTAATATCTTCGGAAAAAGTAGGGATTTGATCAGGAACAGCATACCAAATTTTCCCAGGTTCATCACCAAAAATTAAAGGAGAGGGTTCAGAAGCATCTAATGCCTTTGCTATTTCTTGTCTGATACTGACCCAATTTTCAGGAATTCCATCTTTTATTAAAGTAATGACAATGGTCTTGGCTCCGCTATAATTATTTATAAACTCTTGCCCATATCTTATAGTACCCTCTGGACCTAAGTTATTTGTCCAAGTTGCTCCGAAGTTTCGCTCAATCGACGTAAAACCATTTGCCAATGCAGACAAGTCTATACCATTAAAGTTTATTGAAAATGTCAATTAATTATTCCCCTCCTTCTATTTGAACTACTTTGATAAGCAGTTTGTGTCTTACTAATAGTCGCTGCTGCTCCTTTAAAAAGACTGTTTTCATCAATGATTGGAACAGGTTGATTTTTGAGTGCTGTAGTCTGCTCTTTAGTTGCTCCAAGCATTTGAGACAATAAATTAACTGCCACAGTCAAGGCAGTTTCTACATTATTATTTTGATTGTTTGAAGAATCATTTGCAGCAATTGTTTGACTGGCTTGATTTAATAATTGAGTAGCACGAGATTTTTTCTGAGGATCAAGAGGAATTATCATCTCTGGTCGATTTCCCTCAGCAATTTCATACATCCCATGACTGCTTATTATTCCCCCATTTTCATAACCATGTCCATTTCCTAAGAATGAAAGGCTTGGTCCATAACGACTTTTAGCATAGTTAAGAGCAGCTAGTAAGTTATCATAACCATTGAAGATATCCCCATGGCCTGGGAATTTATAAGCATTGAAAGTAGCTGAAATAGTCTGCATCAGTCCTTTAGCAAGGTCACCGGTGATATTATTAATATCTCCAATATTACCTTGAACTGCTTTTTCATTGCCACTTGATTCACTTGCAATTTGACGAAGAACACGGTCAATCATATCTTGGCTTGTGCTTAGGCCATTTGCTGCAAGTGCTTGTTTTACTTGCCCAGCCCACCGTTGAACGCCTGAACCAGTTGGGGAACCTTGTGAGCCTCCGGCGTCTGATTCCGCTTTTTTAAAGAATGATTTTAAATAATTAACAAAATTATCTTGTGCTGTTTGAGCAGAACCTTTAGCTATTCTAGTTACAACTGGTGGGAAATCGTTTTCTAAATTATCCCAACCAAGGCTATTATAAATATTTTCCACAACGGCCTTAGGACCTTTCGAAATAACGCTTGTAACATCTTTATAGGTTGATTTAACCCATCCGAGTGCATCAGATAAGAAGCCAGAAACTCCATCAGCATGAGCTGGCAGATTAGCTGTTAAGGCTAGAAACTCTTTTGACATTGAGTGAGGTAAAATTGAAGTACCAGCTTTCAAATTACGAATTTCAGGGCCTTTTTGACCAACTGCGAAAATACCACGACTTGGATGGTGAGCGAGTTCAAAACCTTCTTCACCAACTAAAGCTGTTTCGTCTTGAGCTAATCCTCGAGTACCTGTCGCATAACCTTTAAGACTTATATGACCAATATTTCCCCAACCCTTATGTAAGAAATTAAGCACTCCATTGATGGCATCTATAAATGAATTAATTATGTCTCTTGAGCTTCTAAATCCTTTTGTATATTGGTCAACTGTTTCACCTTGTTCTTTAGCTGCAGCTTTGACATTTTTATCAGCCTTATCGTTAGCTAATTCAACAGTTTTATCATGAGTTTTTTGTGCTTTATCGGTAACTTCAGTCTGCTGCTTTTTAGCTGCAGAAATAGTTTCATCACGTTGATTTTTAGCATTTTTAACAATTTCATCGTATTGTTTCTTCGACATAGAGCCGTTTTCTGCACGTTCTTTATCAGCTGCCGCAACAGTCTTCTTGTATTTTTCATTTGCAGCTTTAACAGCTTCATCTTTTTGCTTTTGAGCCTTGTCCTTAACACCTTTATACTCATCATCCGCTTTTTCAAGCGTATCAATTAATTGACTTTTATTTAATTTACCTTTTTTATTTTTCAAATCCTCAAGTAAATCAAGCTGCTTATTTTGAGCGATTTTAGTAGCAGTATTGATTTGGTTATTCATCTGCTCTTCAGATTTTGTTTGAGTTTTAGCATAATCTTTTTCGAGCTTATCCATTGCTTCATTATGCTTTTTCTTAGCAGATTGCTGCGATTTATTAAAATCATTATTTTCCTTAGCAATCTCGTTATTCATTTCTTTTTGGTATTGAGGTGAATTTTTACCATATTTTTTTTCGATAGCTAAGAGAGCTTCAGTATTCCCAGATTTAATTTTTTTCAATAAAGCTGCATGATTATTGGCATCATTTTGAGATTTTATGTTGAAATTCTTTTGTTCTTTAGCAAGATTCGCATAATAATTGTCACTATTCTTCTTCATCTCATCAAGGTTCTTTTTCTGAGCAACTTTTTGCTTATTATCTGAATCTTTTTGTCCCTTATTAAGTTTGTCTGCTTGAGCTTGAGTGATTACCCCATTTTTAACAAGAATATCAACTTGCTTTTTAGAATCTTTTTCTTGATTTTTATAAAACTTATCAATGTCCTTTGACATTTTCGTATAAGCAGCAGCTGTTGTTTTTTTAGCCTTTTCAAGTGCTTTTTCATCAACAATATCTACGTTTGATGACTTATTGATTTTATCTAAAAAACCTTGATAATCTTTAGAAAATACCTTCATATCTTTAGTTGGCGCTTTAACATCAAACTTAACTACAGGTAATTTTTCACTCTTTAATGCAGATTCTTTCAAACCATTATTGATTAAATCTCCAAGCTTTTTACCTAAGTCTTTACCCCCCATTCCCCCAAGAGCTGCACCAATCGCGGTTCCAATACCAGGAGCGATAAGCGAACCAATTGCTGCTCCTGCCGCTGCTCCACCTAAAGAACCAGTAACTCCACCAGCTTTTTGAGCGGTCGTATCTTTACTTAATAATTCCGTACCGGCATTAATCCCACCAGAAAGAATCGTACTTCCTCCAATTGAACCAGCAAAACTAAGTAAACGAGAAAATAGTGCTGAAGCTTTTCCTACTGACCCTGCAGACGCTACCGTTTCAAGTTCAGCAGTAACTCCACCTTTACCAACTGATTTAGCAACGTTTCCTACCTCATTAGCAACTTTAGCTTCCTTTACAACGCTTTTTCCTACAGAAGTTTTTATTCCTCCTGTTCCCAGTCCTCCTGAAAGTGCATCAATAGCTTGAACTTCTAATAATGATTTTTTAAGTTTTTCGACCCATACGATGACATCGCCAATTTTTTTAGTCGCCCAGATTGCAGCAAACGCTTTACCAAACGTTACAACCACTTCTTTATGACTTCCGATAAATTTAACCGTATCAACAATACCTTGGAATATATTAGCAATCCAACCCGCAATTTCTTCAAGCCCTTGTTTACCTTCTTTGGAATTAAACGCTTTAGCCATTGAAGTTGCTGCATCAGACAGAACCGGAAGAAATTTCTGACCAATCATAATTAAAACAGCCTCTCCGGCTGCTTTAAATTGTTTTAATTCATTTTGAGTAGATTGCATATTCTTATTAGCAAGATTAACAACATACCCTTGACCGTCAGCCGATTTTTTTACTTTGTCATCAAGTTCACCCAACTGCTTAACATTTTCAGAAAGAATTGAACCTGCTTGTTGACCTGTAGTTCCAAACAAAGTATGGAAAATTTGCCCTTGTTGGAATGAGCTTAATTTTTCGGTATGTTGATTTAACAATCCGAAAATTTCTGTCATTGACTTCATATTCCCATTTTGGTCAACGAAATCTTTAGTACTCAAACCAATTTTTTCTAATGCGCCAGCTGCTGCATCACTAGGAGACTGAAGCGAAACAATGACTTTTCTGAGCCCAGTACCTGCTTTATCAGCTTCAAGACCATTGTTAGAAAGAATACCAATAGCTGCAGCAGTTTCTGATAAGCTGAGTTTACTTTGGTGAGCAGAGGCACCGACATATTGCATCGCAACACCCATACTTTGGAAGTCCGTTGCAGTCATATCGGCTGCATAAGCCATTTGATTGACAACTTCTTTTGTGTTTTTTGTCATCCCTGTGACATCATCAGCACGCTTGCCAAAACTTTCCAAAGCGGCTGTTGAATTATGAACAACGTCAGTAAATTCATCACCAGAAGCAACTGAAGCTTGCAACATTGTAGGCAAAGCCCCAAGAGCTTGAGCGCTTGTATATCCGCGTTTTACAAGTTCTTGATATCCGTCTGCTATTTCTTTTTGAGTTTTACCGTACTTAACAGATAGTTCGGAACCCTGCTCTTGCATTTTATTGACATTTTCTTGAGCTTCTTTAGCTTGTTCACCACCAGTAACTAATAAGTTAAAAGTTGTTTTATATTGATTTTGAAGTTCTGACGCCATTTGGGCGCCTTTAACTGCTGCTGCACCAATTGCTGCAATACCAAAAGCACTTTGATAAGCTGCAGTTTTTACTTTCTGATAACCGGCCGCCATAACATCTGTAGCTTTCTGAGTTGTTTGATAAACAGTGTTTAGACCTTTACCAATAAGAGAACCAGAATTAAATGGTTGCATTTTAGTAACCGCAAGATTAGCTTCTAAGAGTTTATTCCGATAATTTAATAATGCTGAACCAGCTTCGTTTACTCTTGTTTTTTGCTTAACGAGTGCTTCTGAACTTGTTCCTTCGGCAGTTTCTAATCGCTTAAGTTCACTAACTTGGGCTCTATAAATCTCAGTTTGTTTGGCATATGAAGTAGATAAACCAGAAACTTCAGCTTTCGCAGCGCCCATTTTATTGCGTGTTTTTTCATATAAATCAATTTGAGATTTCATCAACTTATCATTGGCGGATAAAGATTTATTCAAATCTTCAATACCCGTTTGTTGGTATTCATAAGCAGCTTTTGCCCGATTTAATTGACCATTCATAGAAGCCAGTGAACGTTCAGCGGTTGTTAATTGCCCATTATATTTCTGATAAGCACGCTCTCCAGCCTCTGTATCTCGATTAATGCTCTTCATTCCTTCTGATAAATTAGAAATGTACGCTTTTTGCTTTTCGACTGATTCGCTCAACCCATCATATCGTACCTTGGACGCACTTACTGCGTCTCCAGCAGACTTGGCTTGCGCTTCATTAATTTGCCATTCACGAGTAGAATCCTTTACTGCTGACTTTAATCGATTAATACTTTCAACCGCTTTTGTCTCATTAAGGTCTATTCCTGTAGTGACAGTTCCATTCATTTCACTTGGCATTTTGTCTCCTTTCTTCATTTTGAATACAAAAAAACGCCTAAATTCTTTAGACGTTCTATTTTTTTTATCTTCATTGGTTCTTAAAAATTGTTTTGATTGTCTCTTTTTGTTGGCAACTGCATTAGTATGAACACGATTAATCCTCCGATAAATGGTACAAAATTTAAGAAATACAATCCCCATGGCAATCCAGCGTCACGTAATCGTCGAACCGTTAATGAAATACTTGGAACAAAAGCAGATAAAGAATACATTAACAGAATAAAACCTAAAATGGCTCCTAGTACCGTCATTGTACCATCAACACTCATTTCAAAAATAAATGGAATCGCTAGAATCATACCAATTATAAAATTCCAAAGAGCCACCCACCACCACTCACTTCTAGTAGCACGACCTATCCAATTTCCATAACCCTTCCAATAATTAACATAAGCTTTTAACACAAAATTTCTCCTTTTTTTGATAAGTTTATTATAGCTTAAGTTATCTGAATTTTCAAGTCTTTATCAATATTACAAAGTTATTGTCCGAACATTTTCTTCAAGTCATCAAATGAAGCCATCTTATTATCTTCATTAGCTTTAAAAACATCAATTAAGTCATAATAATCATGATTATCTACTTGTTCTAATGTCCAGTGCCAATTTTCGATAATATTTTTTTCGAATAATTGTAAATCTATTAATTGGTTGTTGTGGTAGATTTTTCGCTCTTCAATGCTCGAACTTTTTTTTCGGCAGAATCTACCTCCTCATTAAACATCGTATCGATTTGTTCATCATCATACCCTTGAAGAGAAAGAACAAGTTTAGATTGCAAGTTCATAAATTGCCCACGGTCAAACTCTTCTAATCGTTCTACTTCTTTTTTATTTAAACCTAAAATTTCAGAAATAAACTTTTCAGCATTATTGATAACAGCCATATCATCAAGAGCAATTGCTTTTGTTAATTCTTCTAACGTACCATCTTGCATGGAAGCGAGTTTTTCTTGACCTTTTGCTAACTCCAATTGATAATCATGCATTTTTTTAATATTTTTAATTGAAGTTTTAACCTCAAAAGATTCTTCTCTAATTTCTGGTAATGATAATTTCATTGATTATCTCCTTTTTTATTTTGTAAAGGAATAGGCAGGAATCGAACCTGCAATAACCTTTCTATCCCATATAAAAAGCGGATCTCTCCGCTAAATATCAGTTTTTAGACGCTGGTGCCATTTTTGCTATTTTTTTCGATTCCGTGGTAACTTCTCCATATCCATTAAATACATCTGCCAACATCTCTTCTTCTTTGAAGTTTTCATCTCCTCCATCAAAGAATTTGATGGCTTCACCTCCCCAACGACTTACAGAGAACCCTGTAAATGTTAACGAATCATCCACACGAACAACCGCGTTAGTATTTGTTTGAAGATTTAAGGCGGTTTCGTTCATTTTACCTGAAGCAAATCCAATATATTGAGGAGTTGCTGTGCCAATAGTTGTTGTTTGAACTAATGTTGCTAC